TTATATAGGAAGCAACACATTTTCTGACTGTACCTTTAGCTCAATCAGACCTACCTTAACAATTTCAGCATTGACAACCTTGTATGACCTTCCATAGAGCGCTATAGCTTCATTTACTTGGAAGCTCTTTCGGTTCTTAGTGGTGTCCTGTACATTGATTACAAGCGTCTTAGTAGCTGTTACAATGGCATCTTCATCAACGGTCATGTCCTTGTAAGTAACGACAGCAGGCTCTTGACGGTCTACAACTGTTTCTGTTTTGTAGATTGGTCTACCCATTGCGTCAGTTCCCACTTTGATTTTCACTGTGATGGTCGGCTCTAGGATATAGTTGCAATGCTGTACTAAGGCTTTGTATTTGAACCCTCTATAGGCTACTACATCAGTCATTACAAGGTAGTACCCACCGTCAATAGTTAAGTAATCACCACGCTTAAACTCACTCAAGGAATGGAAATGAAACATGCTGTCAGGCGATAGCTTGGCGTTGGTTACAAAGCCATCTACGGTGCTTGGTGTCACAGTTAGTTCATTCATCACATATGGTTCAACAAGCCCTGAGAGCGTGTCTGTGAGAGTTTGAGTATCAAATAATTTCATCTGCTTCACTCCCTACACGTACAGCATGAACACATCTGAGTTACCGTTGTCAGTTCTCATTGTTCGCACCTTATTTGTTAATTGGTCAATACGCTTCATTAGGTTCTCGTGGAACTCGCTGACCGTCATATCATCAACTTTGATTGACTTCATTGTTGTTGGATTATTAGCCACTGACTCAAGCATACTGAGAGCTGTAGCATAGATTGCTTTCTTGTCTGTCATTGATTGTGGGCTGTACTCAGCATGAGCATCAAGACCGTTCTCAGCAAGGTATACCATCAACTCAGCTTCTTGAAAATCAATTCCCTTTGTTTCCATCTGTAACCTTTGTAAATTGTTCATTTTTAATTTTCACTCCAATTAATATATATTGTATAAATATTCAACCTCAGCTTCCCATAAGCTATATTATGTAAACTAGAAGTATTCACAAACCATTGATATAACAACACTCTTCGACTTACAACAATAATCACGTTATACATTTTCTATACATCGTTGATATATCAAGGTTTATAGCACCTACAAAATTTACTCAAGCTCGGAATCTTGCATAAAAAAAAGCGATTTTATACATTAATATTTTTCTTTTGTTTCTTCCTCATTTGCTAATTGCAATAGCCGTTCCTTCACACCTCTAGGTAATGGCACACCAATCCTAGCTAGGTTCTCAGTAATCGAAAGACCTTCCATCCCAATGTAGAAGTAAATCGCCATTGTCCTAAAGACAGGAACACCTGACGCTGTAAGTACGTCTAAGAGGTTTGCTAAGACTATCACAATCATGATAGTGGCTTTCTTTAAGAAGCCGACAAAAGCAATCTTTGAGGATAGACGCTTTTGCACAAGTGACATAAGGACACCTGTAACAATATCAATAACCATGAACGCAACAAGAACAGTCAGTGATACATGCCACCCTCCAATAAGGAAGGATAATGACGTTCCCGACAGCGCTAGGAAAGTGAATAAACTCATTTTCTCCATGTTCATTCACCTCCAATACAACAGTTGTAACAGGCGTGAAAAATTGGATATATACACTCCAACCTCCCGCACCTGAAAAACCACTAATTTACACCAAAAACAAAAAGCCTACGTTTAACCAAAATCACTATGATTTCAGCAAACAATAGACTTATCTTTTATCCATGTATTATCCATCTTTACGATACCTTTTCTGTATCATCACTAAAGCCAACATTATTACTTTGGTTCATCTGCTCAAATAGCTTCACATCTAATATGCGATTCATTTCAAGAGTGATATCATTCACATATGGCGACTGCTCAAGAATTGTTTCCACACTTAAAGCACCCATTGCATGTTGCTTGCCCATATTGTCGATAATCTCAGCGTGGTTAGATGGTGTGTTGTATTGGAAGTTAAATTCTAGTGTCATAAAATCATCTTCTGCGATATGAACACCTTTGTATTTCAACAACTCACAGACCTTTTCCCAGCGCCCATAAAAGCCCTTCTTCAAATAAGTTTCATTTAAACCTGCTTTTGTATCTGCTAACGAAAACAGCAATTTGATACTTACTTCTGAAAGATTGCTCACATCAGTTTTGTTCATCGAAACAGCAGGTGTTGAACTCACATCTAATAAAGCTTGCTGTAGTGTCCTGTAGACCAATTCAAATGACTTGGAATCCAATTGGTTTGTCACCATCTTGAAGTCTGCTCCATCATCAAGATTTAAGCCACCGCCAACAATATCAGCAGGCAATGAATCTTTAAGTTGCTGACCAACTGCAACAGGGATTGGATTCATAAACTTGTACATTGAATCAACATACTTAGATAGCACATCTTCCATATTATCTAAAATTCCTGTGTAATCATCTAGCTCTGAGCGCCCTTCTGTATTACTAAATTCATTATCTGTTTTATACAAAATGGGTAAACCACTTAAATTAACGTGTTGAGCAGCTAGTTTTAATTCGCCACCTTCATTGCTCCACTCTTGGACTAATTTGTCTGTATAGACTGTGTAATAAGTAATCCCATCAAATACATAATGCTCAATAAAAGCAATCATTTCTCCATGATGATTGAATACAGGCGTTCCATTCTCAGCATCAATAATTTTTGAATCAATGCGCCCCTTAGCGTTAATGAAAAGGTACTCAGCGACCTGACCAAACTTCATAAGCTTGCTAAGGATAATAACATTTTTATCATCAAAGCGACCTAGCTTATTAACCTTCAAAAATTGTTCAACCATTTTCTCAGCACCTATAATATTGACACTGTTTTTCAACAGGTACTGCGTTTGGAAGTTCAGAATAGTCTTAGCCATTTGAATCACAATTTTACGTGGCTCAATTACCTGACCATTATATCTGAATGAATCACGCTTTAAAATCTTGTGCTGTCCATCTAAATACTTCTTCTTTTCAAACACCCCCTGCAATCGCTCTTGGTTGTCATAAGAGTTTACTTCTTCCAAAAACCAATGAGAGCTACCTTTGTGCTTTACTTGTAAATATTTATCTAAATTCATCTTCTTTTCCTTTCTTATTCAAAATAAAAAGTCACATACTTATGCATTAAGCATAGAATATGTGACTTTAAAACCTATAAAAATTCCTTTACAGGTTTATTTAATTCTTCAGGAGTTAGATTTTCTGCAAATCCTTTTAAACCTTTTGTTCGATTTTTAAATTCCTCATTTTCAAGGTTTCTCATATTATTATTAGAAAATTTAACTGCAATAATTTGTTTCCAAGAATCTAAGACTAATTCCTGCTCTATGTAATATGCAGGACTAGTTAATCTATCAATCATTTCTTCTGATTTATCTTTTAAAGCGGGATTCTTAACTGTTCTTAAATGCAATGAAATTGCTTCTCCATGATTTCTTACCCTATGTTCAAAATAATCAGTCGTTTCATTCACAAGGGCTTTAATTAAAAATTTCTCTTCAATAGCAGTTGTTTTTAGTAATTGTTGAATATACTTCTTGAATGATTCTAAATTACCATTCTCCCAATCAGTAAAGCCAACATGAAATCCAACCATAAAGAGAACTTCATCAAGCTTAGTAAACTCTAAATCTAATGATTGCTCCCATTCCTCTAATGCTTCAAAATACAAATTTGACCATGACACATATAACACCTCCCTTCACTATATTATATAGCAAAAAGGAAATGATTGTAATTGGTATATTTGATAAATTCTAACGATAATTTTCTAACTGAGCCAATTGTTTCTGCTTTTGTTCAATCTCACTCAATATCAATTCTATTTGCTGTTCAATAGTTTCAACAGGGACAAAGGGAATCCCTATAATGTGCATTGCTTTGAGAGAAAACTCAAGCTCTTTCTCACGCTCTTTTAAACGCCTTCTAAGAGATTCAATCTCGAGACCTAGCTTGTTCTTTTCGTAGTTCAACCGTTGCTCAGATTCGCTTGTTACAGTTACCTGAGGTGACCCCCTGTTGTATATTGATTCCATTCTGTCACGATACTTTTTAAATGCTTCCATTTTGTGATTCTCCTATACATACCATTTATTTGTTTTCATACCTTGAATCGCTAATGCTGTAGAAATAACGCTATCATCATGGTGTAAATCACTATTTCCTCGTTTGTTACCCAAGCGACCATTTTTTTCAATGAACATCTGCATCTGCTGTAAGGTAGTCTTGCACTCGATGTTAATAAGACCCAGTTCAAACTGTTCTTTCATATCTGAAATCATAATTGCCTTTGTTTTTTCAGAAGTGATAAATCCAATTTGTAGCTTCTTCTTCCCTCGTTCATCAAAAGTTTTCATCTTATACATATTGAGGTAGCCACGTTCTTTGCGTAGGCGCTCAATTATAGGTAGACCATAGCTGTTACGCTCCACCGTTAAAAAGGCATAGTTGTAAAAAATACCTAAGTCATAAATCACTTGGGCAAATTCATATACAGCTATTTTGTTATGGTAGAAGCTCATTATTTGTTGCCCTTCTGAATCAAAAGCCGTAATTGTAGAATAGTCATTCCCCGAACCACTTGCCGTATCGACACCAAAGTAATATTTTTTGGAGCGCTTAGGTAATTCGAATAAGTCTAAGCCCTTACCGATGTATTTTCGAACGCTCTCAGGCGCTTCTGACAGCACCTCATTTTTAGGAATTGGCTCAATAGCATAAGAAAGTCGGGATAACACCTTACTTTGATTAAACACACTTTTACCTGTACTAATAAAGGATTCTAGGGGATCACTCGGATATTCTTGCATAAACTGCTGTTCATTCTCCATATCTTGTATTTTCCACCTGCGCCACATAAGTTGCCTTAAAGTTGCACCTAAATTATGTAGAGCTACTTCATCATCTTCTAAATTATCTGACGCTAGGCGCTTGCCACCATTGGTTGCTTTATACCACCGTTCAGCTTCATCATAATCATGGGCAAATTGCTTTTTATATAACTTGTGATAGAAGGGAATGAAGTAAGGAACATACTTTGACTTAGCTTTGAGGGCTTGCATATACAAGCGATAAAAATGGTTACTTGTACCATTGGAGGTTGTTTCAATTGTCAGTTGGCTCTCAGCACCTTTAGCTAAAGACTGCTCCACTGAAAGCAATTGAGTTTCTTGTGAAGCGTAGAAAGCATACTCAGATAGATGAACATAGGTATAGGTAGAACCTCGTCCAATATCTTTGTTTCCTGCTGTGACACTTGATATTCTTGAGCCATTGGCGAACAACAGCTCACTTCTGTTATCCCTGCGAACCTGTGGAAATACATTAGGAAACTTTTCTCTTGGAACAGCATCATTCATTTGTTTTAGCTTCTCAAATAATGCCTTTGCTGAATCACCTTTATAGGACACAATCAAAATGTTTTCATTGGGCTTTGTCAACGCTCGCCACAATGCCCTAGCAAGCACAAAAGTTGAAATACCTGCTTGCCTTGCTTTACCAATCACCACAAAGCGATTTTCTAGCATCAAGTTTTCAATTTCCTGCTGTGCTTCATTAATCTCAAATTTGATAACCTCATTTTCGTTATCTGTAATAAAAATAAAGTTCTTAGCGAATAGTGGAAACTCACCAAGAACTTTATTAAGCCTGTTAGATTTATTTGTCATGCGCTACAACTCCAATTCATCATAAGCTCCATCATTTTCAAGTGGCTCATTGATTTTGGTTGTTTTAGATTCTTTGTTAAATGCTCGCACCTGTTTTTGAAGGTCTAATAATAGCTTAATAGCCTTTTCATCACCCTCAATAGCTTTCTGCGCTGTGACTTGATAAATTTGCTCCAAGTCATTTGCTATGCGTGACTCAAGATATAAATTAGTTAACATCAGATAATCTGAAGATTTCTCCCACTTCTTCATGTGATTCAATGTTTTCACATCTAATTTTTGACACATTTCATCTTCTGTCAGTTCCTCAGTACGATTGACATATAAGTCAAACTTCCATTTGAAGTATTCCCTTTTCTTGTATGGGACTGCTTCAAGCGCTTTGTAAATATCCATTAATATCATTCCTTTTATAGTTTTAGTCACCCCAATCTAGTTGACTAAGCTCTTCTTTGTCTAATATTGATAATTCGATGCTTGCAGGGTTAGCGTTTATTGCATCTCTACATTCAATAGCGAGTTTTGCGTTCTCAATGCATCTATCAACCACTTTATATTCTTCAAATGTTTCCTTATCTATTAAAGCTTTTTGCTTTTTCAATTTCTTAATGCGGTTCTCACCTGCTCTAAGAATTACTTTCTCGAAGTCAGTTAACCCTACTTCCCTGTTTTGTTTCTGCAAGTCTAAAACAGCAATATAGTCCTTTTCAACAGGGAACACATCCTTGTTATTTTCATCCTTAAATGTATTGAATCGCTGTTCTGTTTCCTTTAATTCTTCAACTGTAAAATGCTCAAGGTCTGTTTTTCCCACTATTTCTTTTTCAATATATTTCTTTTTGAAAGAATGATTTGTGATTTCATCATCTCCAAAAGGTGTTGTTCTATATTTGTTTGTGTTTTGCTTACCTGTTTCGTTGTAATCCCCTATATTTTTATGGACTATCCCTGTGTCAACTGTTTCATTTACTGCTTGGATTGCTGTTGATTCTGAGCATTTTAAAATTTTTGCCCAACGTGATTTTGAGCAGATAAATACTCCCTCCCCACCATTTTTCCATTTGTATACAGCGAGATAAACGTGTAAATGGCGAATTTCTTTAATTCCATCAAAAACTTCAAAATTAAGTTGGGTGTGAAATTCAGTGTCAAATTCAGCTAACTCAGCTATTAAAAAATCATTTGCTTTAAAATCATCTGTAATCTCGCCATTAGCGTTAGTGAGCTTGATAACCTTTTTTTCTCTTAAACTAATAAGCGTTTCCTTGATGTTTTGGATTGCTCGTTTTTTGCTACTAGCCAATTTAATATGCCCTATATCATGAATGGTCGCTGGCGTTGTATTTATTTTACCTCTCAAGTTCCTGCTCATTGACAGTAGCGAGTAGATATATAGCTCATTTGAAGTAAGGTGAAATTCACTATTTTCATCTAGCAGTTGGTTGTTAATCATAATAAACGTAAAAAATTCCATTGATAAAAACTCCTGTGTGATTGTATTTTTGTATAAAAAAGGGAAGTCACCTACTTGGCAACTCCTTAATTGATTTCCTTGTATTTGTCTAACGCTCGTTGTAATTCATCAGTTTTTTGATAGACTGTATAAATTGTATTATCCTTAATGCTTCTAGCTTTAAAAATGTATGGAATTCCTTCTGATTTCAAAAAGATTGATAGTTTTTTTGTGAAACAAAAGAAAAAATCTTGTTCAGTTAGCTGTTTCATATGTAAAAGCTCCTTTTCTATTCTTTTCTGCTCCATTGAGCGCTAGTTATTTAGGATATAGGCTTTATATTGGTTCACTTTACTTGTATCCATCGCCACTTTGTTATGCTCATATTTTGATAGTAGAGCGATTGAGCAACCAATGGATTTAGCAATTTGATTCAACTTAATGCCCTTTTGTCTACGCATCAAGAATAATTCTATTTGTGTCATTTTCTTACTTCCTTTCCTCAGTTAAAAATTTTCATGATATGAATTTAAAAAGGCACTCCCATTATCGAGAGTGCCAATAGATTAAATTTTAGTTAAAACTGCTACAGCTTTTTTAGACCCTACTTTTAATGTAGCTTCTGCGACAACCTGACCTTTTACTGAGTCACCTGTTTTAGCAAGTGGCTCAAAGTGTGGCTCACGCAAGTAAGCTAAATCAACATAAGCATCATTAAAGAACACCACTTTGTCAGAAGGCACATGCTTAGATAAAACAAATTTCACCGAACCATAGTTTGTGTTGATTTCATCTACCAATAAGCCAAATGAAGTTGTTACATGGTTGTATGAGTAATTGTCCTTGTAGATTGCGTCAATTTCCTCTTTAATGTCAGCATTAACAAAAGCGTATACCTGACCCTCTGCTAGGTTTTGACCCCAAAGATTACGCATAATTTGTTTAATCGCAGCTTCATCTATTGAAGCTGTTACAGCATTTGTAGCGTCAGCCATTTCAACTAAACCTGATAGTTGGCGTTTGAAAGGTGTTTTTGAACCATCTGCTTTAAGACCATTGATAAATTTCTTTTCCATACTCACTTTAAGCTCAAGTAATCGGTCAGCAACTTCCCCTGAGAACTGAGTTGATTGCATAGCTTCCGCTGTGCCTGATACTTGAACACCTTTCTTGAAAATTTCAAGAATGTTGTTTAGCTCAGCTCTAGCGCTCTCATAAAATACTGTTGTATCTGCGCCCTCTACCGCTGAAATATCATCATCATTTGATAGTGATTTTTCACGCCAAGTGTAAACTGTGCTAAGTGCTTTTTCGATATTACCTTTTGCCATTAATAAAGATGTAAAAGGTGTTGCTTGAACTCCAATAACTGCGATTTCGTTCGCTAGTGAAATGCGTTCTGATTCTGTGAAAGATTGTGATTTAAACATAAATATATTCCTTCTTCCTGTTTGTTTTGTTTTACTTAAATAACTTTGAGAACTTGCTGGCAATCATGCCTTTAGCGTCACCTTTTTGTTGGTGAGCTGTATATTCATCTTGCTTAGCAACTTCTTTAGGCTTAAAGCCCATATCTAACTTGATTTCAGCAACTAATTGCTGAATCATTTCAATTTGCTTTTCAGTAGTTTCTTCTGATGAATAAGTTGTTGCAAAATCTTTGGCAAAACCTATCCCCTCTTGCTCAAGACGAAATTTTAAAGTATCCTCTTTAAGCTGTTGTTTTTCTATTTCAAGTTGCTTAGTTTGCTCTTGGATAGCTTCATAATCAACTACTTGTTCTACCGTTTGTTCAACAGGCGCTACAGGCTCTACAACTTCAACCTCTGTTATTTCTGCTGTTTGTAAGTTTTCCATTAATAATGCTCCTTTTGATTAGATATTTCCGTATTTCTACAGACTAAAAAAGCCAATGGACGAATAGCCCACAGCTTGATTTACACCACCTTATACAAGCCCTTAGAAAGCTCTGTGTTGTGTTTTGATTGCACCACTCATAAACTTCAATTGAATCATTAGAATGACTCACATGAGCTATTCAAGCTTGACCGGTGGTGTCATGAGCATCCGTACATTCATATAGAAGGAATGACCACGCTCAGTTAAAAACTTGAATAAAACCCAATAAAAAAAGGACTACAATTAAGTAGCCCCATCTTGTATAGCCTAATAAAATAGCAAATCAATTACGCTCAAATAAAAGTTAGCTTAGACAATCTCTAATGGAATTATGCTCAGGTATTAGTTAGACCTAAGCATAAACAAATTTTAATTTTGGTGGGGGTAATATATTGCCCTCACAACAACATTATATACACAAAAAGTGTTACTCATTTTTTTGAACAAAATATCAATTCCTATAATCTTGATATTTTGCCTGTATTCTCGCCAATGTATTTTTGAAGTTACTCTCTTTGAGTTCCATTCTTTCAGCAAAATGACGCTTATTAATACCACTAATATTTCCATCTTCATCAAAGATAAAATTATCAGTCAATCCATTATCAAACTCAACTTGCACCTCTAGCAACAACCTTTTAGCAAATTCCTTTTGATGTTCACTCAAATTTAAGAAATCAATTTCCAACACCTTTTGAGCGATAAATTGTTTAGGTCTTAGCTTCATCTTGTCTTTGCTAACGTAATAGCTTTTGCCCTTGCGATTGAAAAACTTTGTACCATTTTCTTTGTTTAGCTCTCTAGGTGTGCGATTTAATAAAGCTTTATTAATAAAACTAACAATCTCTTTGTCGCTCTTAGATAAATCAACCAAAGGTAAAATATCATTTAGCACTCTTGTAATAGCATTATCTGCTTCTTCAAACAGTATTTTTCTTTCTTCTTTTATTTTGGGTAGGACTGAATGAACTACTCCCAAACATTCTTCTAAAACTTCACTATGCTGAGAAAACATATCTAATGTAACTTTGTCAAATTCATATACATCAAATGCTTTTCCGATTGCATTTAATTCTGAATGAATAGTTTCAATCACTCTCATATTTTCATGCTCATTTATATCGTAGGTATTCAACTTTGATAGATGTAAAGTGTACGCATATTTAGCATAGATTTCTTTTAATGAACGAACACGTACTGCAATATAATCAATCGGTGTGCTCAATATCGGCTTTCTAATTATTTTATAATACTTATACACAGGGTAGCCGTCATCTAAATTATATTTTTCAACGTGCTCATACGACTTTTCGTATTGCATATTTTCACTGAGCCTTATAACTGATTTAGCAAAATTTCTTTTTCCTTCATTGTGTTGTTTAATATATGTAGCAAGTTTCATTTAAAACTCCTTCTTCCTATTTAATGCCACCAACTCCTAAAGTTGATTTTGCCTTGCCTAATATATTATATGTTATTATTCAACTTTTACGAAGGGTTTTTCGGGAAAGGATATCAAATAATTAGTATTTTCTTCAAAGACATCCTTATTTTTTGTTCTATATTCCATTATTTAGCCACCAAATTACCAATCGCTTGAATCACATTGTCATGACGTTTACCAAATATTTCAGCAACTTGATTGTTTTGAATAACCACAATCTCATTGGCTGTTGTGTTATTCGGCTTTGTTTCTACAGGTGATTTTTTGTAGTTAGTTGATTCTTAAATTTAATCTTGAAAATAAACTAGGGCGACAGCCCGCCATAGTTTTTTATTTAAGCCTTTATTTATCTTTAATAGTTTTATCTCTTTAAACTTGTCAGATTGAGTTCCAACCCAGCTTACTTTTTAGACCCCCTTATATAAAATCTGCTCCAAAATGGAACACAATTCACACAGGGGCTATATAAATACCGTTCCATTTTGGCGCAGTATTTATATGGTCTACTTTAATGCTTGTATTAATATTATTTACGCTCCATGATGTTTTATACTTGACATGTGATTGACGCACCAACCATCATGAAGCCAGAATTGAGGACAACGGCTTGGCGCAAAAATGCCTTGCCTACATCTACGAAACTAAAAAAATAGAATCATAGACATAGACAAGACATTTGCAATTGCACATGAATCCGTCATTTGAGGTATCCGTATATGTATGCCCTTGTTAAATGCGTTCTCTCGAACAATACACCTACTAATCTACTTCTGCCCCCGATAGTTGTTGTAATCCTTATACGTGCCTTACACGTAGCGTAAATGCCTATTCTACTGTTATGAGAAGCTCAGCAACAATTACAATGTATGATGTATTTTGCATGACCGTAGTCAATCAAACCTACCACTCCTGACCTTTAATGGTAGTCAACACCATTCAGATACCCAAGCCAACAAGGAAGCTTGTAGTGGTATCCTAGACTTAATTTATGCGTTGGCTAAGTCATAACCTGTCAAGTTTAGTTGTAATTGGTGTTACTAGGTTTCCACCAACGACTACCAAAAATGTGCGCACTTAAATAAGCCTAGACGTTGAAATTTTTTCGCAAAGGCTGTACAATAACAATATTGGTGATATATGTTATCGTTTTTTGATAGTCATATTCAGTTAAGCCGTCTACTGTTTGCGCAGTGGCGGTTTTTCTATGCAATCATTTACTATTGCAACCTAAAAGCACCTGTAATAGATGCTTCTAACGCACTAAGCTTAATGACTGTTTATACTCGCTTAGTCGAGTTATCTAACGAAATAGGTAGACTCTTTAATTAATTCATCTAAATCAGCTTTCAACTTAACTAGCTCATTTTGGTAATGCTCCATTGCTTCTTGATTACCATGAGTAGTCCAAAATTCTAGTTTTTGTTGGAGATGTAGTTCAGCATATAAAAATGCCTTTTGCACTCTTTTGTCCATCAAATAAGCTCCCTCTGATACCTCTATTGGATTTTAAATCTTGACGTTATTTAACGGACTGTGTAAACGACCAATATCAAGGATGGCATTTTGCTCTAAACCTCGTAAATATTTGGCGGTTTCCTGAGTGTCAAAATGACCAAGCAAACGGCTCAGGCTATACACGTCAATACCATTCCTAAGTTGCTTCTGCGCAAAGTAGTGTCTACAATCATGCGGAGAACAACGAACACCACTCCTAATACCAACATTGTTGCAATGCTCTTTTAAAATCTTGTTGATACGTGAACGGTGTAACTGTTGGGCACTTTGGTCTAAAAAGTAGTTATCTTCCACCTCATCAGGATGCTTATGGCTGAATCGTTTCTCCTTAGCTTCCTCGAACCTACGCATATATCTCCTCATGGTCTTGCTAATGTAGACTAGACGTTCTTTCGACCCCTTTCCACGAATCAAAATGTGACGTAATGAAACGTCTGATGCCTTGATATAGCACAGCTCAGACACCCTTATACCTGTGTCAAATAGCATTATCAAAATAAGCTTGTCACGAATATTGGAATAAGTTACTTCTTTTACATCATTGATAATTCGTTGTACTTCTTCATCATTAAATGTCAGAATAATACGCTTTTCCTCTTTCAAGCTTTTGATTTTCCTAAGTGGATTGTTCTTTTCTTCCATATATTCTTCCTCAACCAAGTAGTTAAAAAATACTCTCAAAGTAGCAATGTTGTTGTTCAGTGTAATTGGTTTCTCAGCTCCTAGCTGTTGGCGATACTGAATGTATTTTTTAATATGGATTGCTTCAACCCCTTCTACATCTTGAATCTCATACTCAGATTCCATGTAATCTTGCCAACGCTTCAACCGCCAAATACACATCTCAATGTACTTTGGGCTTCTTCCAATAACCTGTAAATTCAACTTAAAGTCATCTATAAATTCAGTGATTTTAGTCAACAA